TAACAGAAGAAGAGCATAACTTTCTGGTCAAAATAGGCCAGATTACCGACCAACCAGCAGCGGTTAAACGACCAGCGGCTAAGAAAGATGAGGACAACGAATAATGGCAATCTATCTAAGTAATGGCGTTGTTGTCACGCTGAACAGTGTCGCCCTAAGCGATCACGTAACAGCCGTAACAATTAACCGCTCATTTGATGAATTAGAAGTAACAGCTATGGGCGATACAGCTCACAAGTTCGCAAAAGGTTTAGAAGCCAGCACTATTACTATTGACTTCTTAAATGACACAGCAGCAGCTAACGTAAACGCAACACTCCAGGCAGCATGGGGTACTACAGTGCCACTAACAATTAAGCAGACTTCTGCTGTAATTAGTGCAACTAACCCAGAGTATCAAACAACAGTATTGGTAAACAATACTCAGGATGTAAACGGCGCAGTGGGCGACATAAGCACACAGTCAATTACATTTACCTGCCAAAGCCCTATAGTAGTTGACGTAACAGCCTAAGGAGTAATAATGGCAAAGCTAAAGATAACAAGGGCTAATGGCGAAGTATCTGAACACAAGATTACGCCAGGTGTCGAGTACGCTTTTGAGTTAAAGTATGGCGCAGGAATTAGTAAAGTCCTACGTGACCACGAACGGCAGACCGAGATTTATTACTTGGCGCATGAGTGCTTACGTAGGGCTAACGTAACTGTACCTATATTTGGTATTGAGTTTATAGACAGCTTAGAAACTGTCGAGGTATTAGACGAAGAAAAAAAATAGTACAGCGTGATTCTACGCTCTATGCGATAGCAAGCCTGTCTGTAGAGCTAGGGATTGCGCCTAGTGAGTTTATAAATATGGACTCAGAGATGCTACGAGCAATCGTGCAGGTACTCAGCGATAGAGCTAAGGAGATTAAAAATGCCAGTCGTCGTAACAGGCGTTAAGCAACTCCAGAAGGCTATGAAAGACGTGGACAAAGACCTTAACAAAGAGATGTCAAAGAATATTAAGCAGGCTATGTTAATTGTGCGTGATCGTGCACAAAGTTATTTACCACTACAAAATGAAGTATTAAGCGGCTGGGGTAAAGGCACTGCATCAATACAAACAATTATAGATCCTAATAGATTATTTCCACCGTATGATTATGCTTTAGCAAAAAGCAAGGTTGCATATTCCGCAGGTCAAAATAAAGCAAACGAAAAAGGATTCAGAGCTGCATTTTATGTTTATAACAATTCTAGATCAGGTGCAATATTTGAGACTGCAGGCCGCATAGGTAGGCCTAGAGGTAATAAATCATTGAACCCTAACGCACCTGTGCAATTTAATTCAGCTGCTGAAATGCTATCTAGCATGAAGGGTCAAGGCAAGCAGCGTGGTCGTGTTATCTATCGTGCTTGGGATGAGACCAAAGATGTAATTATACCTAGAGTAGTTAATGCTATTGACACAGTAGCAAAGAAATTTATTAAAGACACAGAACAAAGAAGGGCTGCATAGTGCCTAATTTAATTGTAAGCGCGGTCAGCACCTTTGATAACAAAGGATTAAAAAAAGGAAAGAAAGAAATATCAGCCTTTGACAAGAATGTGCAAAGCCTTGGTAAGACCTTTGCTAAGGTATTTGGATCTATTGCACTCGTAAACTTTGGCAAAAATGCAGTCAACGCATTTATAGATTCCGAGAAGGCAGCGGCTAAACTACGCACTACAGTTAGCAACCTAGGATTAGAGTTTCAGCAACCAGGCATAGAAGATTATCTAAAGAATTTATCGCTGCAGTTTGGCATCGTAGATGAAAGTTTAATTCCAGGCTTTCAGCGTCTGCTGATAGTAACTAAGGATGTTGCTCAGGCACAAAGTTTATTTGAGACTGCACTAAACGTATCAGCCGGCACTGGCAAGGATCTTACAGCTGTATCTACAAGCTTATCTAAGGCTTACCTAGGCGATAACGCAGCACTAGGCAGGTTAGGCGTAGGACTAAGTAAGGCACAGTTAAAGTCAGCATCATTTTTAGAAGTACAGCGCACACTTAACGTTAACTTTGCAGGTCAAGCCTCAGCAGCTGTAGAAGGCTATGCAGGCAGTATGGCCAAATTAACTGTAGCCGTAGATGAGTCTAAAGAGGCAATAGGCAAGGGCTTACTAGATGCAATAGCAGCCTTATCTGGCAGTAACGATATAGATACATTTACTGTAAAGATGGTTAATGCAGCAGAGAAGATAGGCAACGCATTTAGGACTGTTGGCGATGTGATAGGACTACTGAACCCGAATGCAAGCGTAAAAGTAGGCGGCAAGTTTTTACGCAAGTCTGATATGAACGCACCTAGATTATCGCCAGCCACAAGTAGAGCGATGTTACTAAAGCAAGAAGTTACACAGATTAAGACAGGTGTGTCATTACGTAAGCAAGAAAATGATCTAATGAAGAAAAAGACTGCCGTAGATCAATTACGAGATAAGTTTGACCTAGAGCGCATAGGACTTACAGCTGCACTCAACGCTGCTACAGATGCTGAGACTAAATTACGTATCAGAGCGCAGTTAGCAATCTTAGATAATAACGAGGCTTTGGCTAAAAAGTTATTAGCAGAAATGGAAGGCAAGACAGCCACAGAGGAATTGACTAAACAATTTTATGCATTAAGTGAGGCTGCTAAACAATTACTACTTAGCTTTGGCGTTGACCCATCACAGATAGGCCCAGGGGGCACAATAATTGGTGGCCTTGGTGGTCGTAGTAATATCGCCAACCTTGCTAATACTTCTATAAATAACCCAGCATTTGCTAGTAGCGGCGCAGGTATGGATTTAGGTTTAGCACTTGGATTTACGCCAGGCAGTAGATCAAATGCTGCACCTACTGAAGTTATAGTAACTGTAAACACTGCTAATTCTGGTGACAGATTAAGTCAAGCTATAGCAGAAACTATACAAATTGCTACTAGATCAGGATATAGCACAGTACCTGCAGGATTTTTATAATGACCGTACCAGTAATAAATGCAATAATTAACTTTAGCACTGGCCCATCTTTTGCTCAGGCCATGATTATCGACCAAGGTATTTTAGGCACTAACGTACTAGCAGATTCAGCAGCTGTAATTGTAGATGTGTCCAATCAGGTTAACCGCATAGAGACTAATAGAGGCCGTACTGCATTATCAGATCAATTCCAGACAGGCGCACTTACTTTACGTATAGTAGATCAAAATGGCGACTTTAATCCGCAGAATGTTACTGGCCCGTATTATAATTTATTGACACCTATGAAGAAGGTGCAGATTACTGCTACCTTTAACAGTGTTACCTATCCTATCTTTTCAGGATTTGTTACAAGTTATGTGACTACATACCCAGGTGAGTCTGGTGAAGATGTAGCAATAACAACCATACAAGCTGTAGATGCATTTAGATTAGCGCAGGTAGCACAGATCAGCACAGTTACAGGTGCTACTGCAGGCGACTTAGCAGGCACACGTATTAATGAGATACTGGATCAAATTAACTGGCCTGCCACTATGCGTGATGTAGATGCAGGGCTTACTACTATGCAGGCAGATCCCGGCACTAACCGCACAGCACTGCAGGCATTAACTACTGTAGCCACGTCTGAGTATGGCGCACTATATGTAGATGCTAGTGGCTCATTTGTATTTCAAGATAGAGACGTAACTGTTGGATCTATTGGCGGCACACCCACAGTTTTTGCAGATAACGGCACAGGCATAGATTACTTTGATGCATCATGGATATTAAATGACACACTAATATTTAACAAAGCCACTATTACAAGGAGTGGTGGCAGCGCACAGGTAGCATCTAATCAAGCATCTATAGATAAATACTTCCTGCACAGTTACTTCCAAGACAACCTACTTATGCAGACCGATGCTGTAGCCCTAGATTATGCCCAGGCTTATGTGGCTAGTAGAGCTGAAACCAGTATCCGATGTGATGCCATAGTCCTAGACCTATACACGCCTAACTATGATACAGGCGTAGTCGCAGCCCTAGACCTAGATTTTTTTGATCCTATAACTATTATTACTACCCAGCCAGGTGGATCTTTGCTAGAGAAGACCCTGCAGATTTTCGGTGTCCGCATGAATATAACTCCGAATAGTTGGAAAACAACTTTCACAACACTAGAACCTGTCATAGATGGGTTTATAATAGGCAACGTAGATTACGGTGTCTTAGGACAAAACGTACTATCTTATTAAGGAGATATAATGGCAACTTTTCCAGGCTTAACAGGTGATGTAGTTACTTCCGCTATGTGGAATGGATTACCAGCCTTTGAAGTACAAGCTGCAAAGACAGCAGATCACACAGCAGTAAGTGCGGATCAGTACCAACAATTAGTACAAATGAATAAAGCAACGGCAATAGCATTTAAGTTACCAACAGATGCTACGTTTAACTTTGCAATAGGTACAGTAATTACAGTATTAAATATTGGTGTAGGTACTTGCACAATTAGCGCAGTTACACCTGGTACTACAACAGTATTAAGTGCTGGAGCAGTTGCAGCAAGTCCAACAC